ACATATATTTACTGCACCATCAACAGCGGCTGATGATACAGTTGAGTTTGTTTCAACTGCCATAAAATCTGTAGATAAAAAGTTTGCTTGTTGAGAAGCAGATAAAGTGTACATGTATTTCCATTTGTAACCATCAGCAGTTGTTAAGATAGTTACATCTGTACCTGTTGGTTCTACAGTTGAATTTGCATTATTATTATTATCTAAACATTTGTAAACATTTCTTGCTGAAGTTAATACATAGAAAGTTGCGTCATGTAAAGTTGACGCACCACTATTTGATGTAATAGCAGTTGTTGTTCCTGTCGCATATTCTCCATAATCATGTCTGTAAATATCGTAAACTGTACCTGTTGTCCAGTTTCTTCTAGGAATTGCAAAAACAACATCTGAGGATGTAATTCTTTTAGCTGCCAACATATCGTCATAAGGAAAATGTTGTGCGTTTACGTTATCTGCTGGAGTAATTGGTGATGTATCAGAACCTTCGTTATTTGTTCTTGAATCACCTCTAGTAGATGTAGTAAATGCCTGTGGTCTACCAATACCAAGATACATTGTATTACCAGAAGACTCTGAAAAGGCTTCTGAAAATTGTTCACTATTGTGAATTCTAAATTTGTCTGTTATAATTGCTGGCATATCTTTTTAATTTCTTCCTTAATCAATATTTATACAAGTTTTGCTAAGCTCTGGGTCAGTAATGTTATTTCCTTCAATTGCAGCCCATTCTAATATTTCTTTATAATCTGAATTGTTATTGTCCATAGGTACGCCCCAAGTTTTACCATCAACAACAATCTCTACATTCTTTTTTGTGCCTTCTTCACCGTAAAGGTATTTAGCTGAAGTTATATTAATAGTCATAGTATCTCCTATATTTCCGACGACATTTCTAAAATTGTGCTGTTAATATGACACACATTATATATTCTATTATCTACGATAGATGAAAAGCCTGTACTTTCAAGAGATACAATAGAAGAATCTTTTTGCCAATGACTAACACCCATACTACCTGAAGTATCATTATAACCACTTCCATGAAAAGCTCTTAAAGAACCAGTTAAAGAAACTGAAGGACTTGCTCTTAACGGTGTTGATAAAGGAACACCAAATGTAATTTGTGTTGTTCCAAATGACCGGCCTGCGTATTGACCACAAGCCCCTGAAGCGTCATCTACTCTTTGATAATAGCGTTGACATCTTCTTAAATTTACATCTATCGGAAGTCTCTCAAAGGCTGATGTACTTGTTCCAACTTCTAATTGCCAACCAGTTGTAAAAAATGTTGCATTTAAAGTTGTTGTAAATGCATTTGATAAACCACCAGCTCTTTTAGTTGCGTCACTATTCCAATCACCACCTGTTACTGTACCAGATGATGAGAAACTAGTACCAGCAGCCCACCATACATTTGCTTCTAATTGTACAGAGGTGTCAATATTAAAATCATTTACAGTATCGCCATCAAAAGTTTTAATAATTTTTTGCCATGTGTTTGCTGAATCAATTGTAAAAGATTTACTATTATACCAACTTGATTTTCTATTCCATAATTCAAAAACAAAGGTACCTGTAACAGAGCATTTTACCCAAAACTGTACAACTACTTTTTGTGCGTTTGTTGTACCGTATTTTAAACCTTTTAACATATTGCCTTCAATTCTTTGGCCGTAACGTAAAATACCAGCAGAACCTAATGATGTTTCAGCAGTAGTTGTTGTAATTTTGTGAGAATTAGAAAATCCTTCACCTGACGGAACATCTGTACTATTTTCCATAGAAAATGCAAAATTATTTCTATCATTAACTCTTACATAAAATCTATCTGCACCGTTTCCTATAGTATCACTTGTAAGACCTGTTGCCGAACCTCTTTGGTCGACAGACATATCTCCGTTTATTAAAATGTTCCTAAAGTTTGCGCCTACACCACCGGCACCTAATCTATTTGCTATACCTCTTGTTATTCCGCCCATTTTTTTATCCTAGATACCTTATGACAATCTCTGCATTTACAGCAGGAGCGTCAACAAATGTTAATGTTGTTCCTGATATTGTGTAGTCATCCGTTGGCACTAATACAATACCGTTTTGAATTACTAATATGTCATCTACTGTTCTATTAGCTAATATTGTAAACGCTGTAGTGGAACCATCACCAGTATTTGATTTATCAGTTGTAATATTTAATCTTCTTCTTTTACCACCCATAATATCAAGTCTACCACCCATGTTAGCATGAGATGAACATTGATAAAATAAAGGTGTTGGTGTATCGTCATCAATTGTTATTGTTGCATGATTACCAGCTGAACCACCAGAACCATTTGTTGTTACACCTGAAGTAAAGGCAATATTTTTTCCTTCATCTTCATAAAATCTAAAAGGGTGACCAGAGTTTGAACTATCGGATGTATCAAACTTATAAACACCTCTTGATAATTGTAAATGAGGACCTTCATGTCCATCAATTAAATAACCATTTGAAGAACCATCGCCAAAGGCTGTGTGTTCACTTGTTTTACTTGCAACTGTAACTGTTAAGGTTTGTGTTACTGTTGCGTCTGGTGAACGGTGACCAATGTAGCCAATGTCTTGTATATCAGCGCCTGCTTGGTCTAAATCAGAACCAGCAGAAAAACCACCTGCGTCACCGGGGTCAAATCTACCTGCTGATGAATTCCAAATTAATGCTTGGCCGTTTGTAATACTTGCAATAGAACCCACATTTGATATATCTGCAATAGAACTATTTTCTGAAAGTATTTTTACCCAACCACCTGAATCTGCAACATAAGGGTTATTGCCTGAATAATCATAAGCGAACATACCTTCATAAGTTGAAGCACTTGGAAATGCACCTGTTCCATTATAATTAAATCTAATTTTATTTGCTTGACTTGTTAAGTCAATTGTTCCTGTTGCACCATCTAAACTTAAATTTGTAACAGTTGTTTGTGTGCCACCTAAACTAATAGAATCATCACCTAAAGTAATTGAACTATTTGTTAATGACGAGTTGCCAATATTTGATAATGTATTTGAGGCACCTGAAATTGTTTTATTTGTAAGTGTGTCTGTAGATGTTTCTGTTACAACTGCACCATCTGTTGCAAAAGTAATTTCATTACCTGAAATACTTGTTGTAATACCAGAACCACCAGTAAATAAAATATTGTCGCCTATTGAAATTGATTGTGCTGAACTATCATCACCTGTAATAGTTAAAGCTGTACCTGATATTGTATTAGAACTGATAGCAAGAGTTTTATTTGTTAATACCTCTGAACCAGTTGTAGAAACTAAAGTTGCGTCTGAAACTGCTGTGTTAAATTCTGCTAATGTGCCTGTAAGTGTATTGTCTGTTAAGTCAATTGATTTATTTGTTAGTGTAGCAGTGCCCGAAGCAGTCAAAAGAGATGATGTATCAGCTGCAATAGTTAAAGTATTGCCCGACAATGTGCTTGTGACAGCAGTACCACCTAAAATTCTTAAAGTTTCGCCGTTTGCTGATAATGTAGTTACTGTAGAACTATCATCAGCAATTTTAATTGTACCGTCAACAGTAGAACCATCACCGATGGCTGTATAAATTTCATCAAAATTTAGATTGACTTTATTAGCACCATCACGGAGATTATCACCTGTTCCGTCATTTGCTGTGGTACCTCTGTTTATTGTTAGTTTTGCCATTTGCCTCTATCTCTTTGTACTATTTATAAAGTTTTTACGGTGTTGTATCATCAAATGTTAAGTTAGTATTATCAAACTTAGTCAATGTATTACTGAATAAGTCAGCGTTAAAGGCCGTCTCAGTAGGAAACGCATAATTCATCTTTATTCTTTTACCTATTTCATTTGAAGTAAATAAGAAAATAGGAACTTGTTGACCATCAAGAGCTGTTTTTGTACCAGTTATTCTTAACGCACTTAAATTTTGAAATGTATTTGCATAAGAACCAGAATTAGTAGTACCAAATACTGTATTTGCAAATTTATTTAATGAACTGTACCTTGGTCCTCCATACGCATATCCACTTCTAATATCGTGTACTGTTCCTGCACCGTCTGTAAATAAATTTCTAGGTCTACTTAAATAATCAATTGTAATATCTTCTCTAGTTGCCGTTACGTCTCTTGTATTTGCGTCAAATGGGTCTTCAAAAGTATTACTTACATCTACATTACCGCCGACTTGTGGTGAGGCTCTTAGAGAAGTGCCATCACTATCTGTTCCTAATCTTCTACCAAATACTGTCGTAAATATTGTATTAACAAGTGATAACAACGGAGTATCAGAAACACCTGAAGTAACACCATCAACAGGACCATTAGCAGTCACGGTAATTCTTGACTCAATATCAACTTGTCCTGTAAAGTAAAAACCTGAAGTGTGCATTGTCTTTTTAAATGCGTCTCGCCATTGAGAAATAGAACGACCAACTTTAATTACATATGAGAAGTCTTGATAATATAAACTATCTTGAATTCTCATTGTTGTTTCTGAAACTTTACCTCTTTCACTAATAAACGCACCATCTGTATCTGAAACAGAAACGACATTAACTGTTGCTGTTGCGACATCTAATTTTTTAAGTGTACAAGTACCTGAAGTATCACTTGTTAGTGTCTCATCAATTGAAAATGTTCCTGAAACTGATTTAATTCTTAAAAGTCCTCTGTCACTATCAAAACTTGAAATAGTACCTGTAGCGCCAGATGTACCACCTGTAACTGTGCCATTTGCAATAAATGTTCCTGTTACACTCGTAACAATCATGTTGTTAAAGAAACCTAAAGTAGGTGGTGTAGGCGATTGTTCAAAACTTCTACCTAAAGAAACTGTTTTTAATCTTTCAATTTTTCCAATATCATCACCGTAAGCTCTAATTGTTGCGCCTGAACCTGTTGATGATGTAATAGAAACTGTAGGTAATGATGTATATTGTCCACCACCATTTGTCAAAAATATTTCTTCTACAGTTTGTAAATCGGTAAACTGTTCTTGTACTAATACATTACCTGAATATTGGTCGCCTTGTCCTGTAGCGTCTTCTAAAACAATTCTATCTTCTACGCCGGTTGCTAAATCAGTTGAATTATTTTGGTCTGCAAATCCACCATTTACAATTTTTACAAAACCAGCTGCATTATTACCACCTGTGCCAGTATTTGTAAATGCGATTGCGTCACCTATATTATATCCTGTACCTTTATTATCAATTACTATTTCTGTGATACTACCAGGTCCAATATCTTCAACTTGAAATAATGCACCTGTTCCGCCTGCTGTAACTGTAATTGTATCTGATGTTAAATTTAAAGAACCATCATTTGTAATATTTTTTGTACCAGGAATACCAGTAATATTTGCCTTGATAAAATAATCGTCTGTATCAGATGATGTACCTTGTATTTCTTCACCTGTAGTAAATGTGCCATTAATACTATCATCATTTAAAATTAATTGTGTTACAGTTTGGTCGCCGATTTGAAATGTAGTTGTATTTTCCACAATAGCAGTTGCATTTGAAGATTGACCTGTTATTGTTCTACCTACTAATTGAGTTGCGTCACCTACAGAAG